AAATACAATACTTTGTACACTATAAATTCCTTCCAGGACTCGGTTTCTACGGTTTCGGATTGATTCACATGATTGGTGGACTAACTAAGTCTGCTACATCGATCCTAAGACAGCTTATTGACGCAGGCACGTTAGCTAATTTACCTGCTGGATTTAAAGCAAGAGGATTAAGAATAAGAGATGATGACGAACCGATTCAACCTGGAGAATGGAGAGATGTCGATGCTCCAGGAGGAACACTAAGAGATTCTCTTATGCCGCTTCCTTATAAAGAACCAAGCAATGTTCTTTCTCAGTTGCTCGGAGTATTGGTCGAAAGTGGACAAAGGTTTGCCAACATTGCAGATATGAAAGTTGGGGACATGGGACAAGAAGCTCCTGTTGGAACCACAGTTGCTCTCTTAGAAAGAGGCAGCAAAATAATGTCTGCTATACATAAACGCATGCACCATGCTCAAAAAATAGAGTTTAAATTGTTAGCTCGAGTATTTTCTGAGTCTTTACCCGCTGAGTATCCTTACGATGTAGTAGGAGGCAGCCGAGTAGTGTTTGCAGCAGATTTCGATAAAAGAGTAGATGTGCTTCCAGTCAGTGACCCAAATATTTTCAGTATGAGTCAACGTGTTATTATGGCACAAACACAGTTACAGTTAGCACAAAGTGCACCTGAACTGCATAATTTACGAGAAGCGTATCGTAAAATGTATCTAGCACTTGGTGTACAAGAAATTGATAAAATCTTAGAACCAGAAGAAAAAGCAGAACCAAAAGACCCCATTCAAGAAAATCAAGATGCTCTTATGGGTGTAAGTTTAAAAGCATTCTTAGAACAAAATCACGATGCACACATTGCGGCACATATGGCATTTATGCAAAACCCTATGGTGCAACAAAATCCTGAAGCATTGTCTGCTTTACAAGCACACATACAAGAGCATCAAGCAATGAAGTACAGAATACAGATACAACAAATACTTGCTCAACAAGGAGTTG